ACAAATACAACTACTTCATTAGAAGAGTTTAGAAAATTAGCATTTAAATAACAAAAATAAATAACAACTAAAAACAAAACAAAATGGCATTTTCATTAGGCACAATGACCGCTTATATTGAAGAAAATAAAGCGGACTTAATCACCAAAGCAATCCTTGGTGCAAAAACATTAGGATTAGGAGTAGATATCAGAACAGGTATCAAATCTTCTGCAAAGATTCCAGTATTAGAATCAACTGTACCATTTCAATCACTTGCTTGTTCTTTTACCTCTTCGGGTACTACAACAATAAATCAAATTGAAATTGCAACTGTAGGCATTCAGTTTTCAGAGCAATTCTGTTTAAATGATTTGAATGTTTACTTTACACAGAAGTATTTACCAGCAGGATCAAATGTAGATTCAATGTCAATTGCACAACAAATCATTGATAGAAAAATTGCTCAAGTAGCACGTAACGTAGAACAAATGATCTGGCAAGGTAAAACAACTTACACTAACTCAACTGTTTTAAAACAGATGAATGGTTGGCTTGCTACTATTGATGCAGGTTCACCAGTTGCTGCAACACAATCAACTTTAAACTCAACAAACGTGTTGACTATATTTGATGACATTTATTCAAAAGTTCCAGCTGCTGCAATTGCAAATGAGCCAATCGTTGCTTTCTGTGGTTATGATACTTTCAGAATTTTAGCTGCTAAGATTACTTCTACTTACGGAATTTATGGTTCTCAATACAACACTGATGGTGTTTGGAATAATTGGGAGTTAATGTACCCAGGTACTAACATGAAGGTTATTGCCGTTAGCGGATTAAATAACGATAACCCAGTTGATACAGGTAGTTTGCCTACTCCAGCACGTAATCGTGTTATTGCAACTTACGCTTCTAACTTAGTTTATGGAACAGATCTACAATCTGATACTGATACCATAGAAAGTTGGTTCTCTCAAGATGACCGAGTATATAAGGTCTTCGGTAGTTTTAGAGCAGGTTGTGCAGTAAAATTCATCGATCATGTAGTACAATATACAAACTCTTAATTAATTAACTAAGGGGCGCAAGCCCCTTTTAAAATACTATAAAATATGCCTTGTACAATAATTGAAGGAATCACACTTGACTGCCGACAAGGTGCTGGCGGTATCAAGAAATTATACTTAACTGAATTTGCAAATGTAAGTTCAATCACTCAATCTTCAGGAGCAGTTACTGCAATTACTATGGCAAGTGGTAAAAAGTTTTGGACTGTTGAAGTTGAATTAGAAGATGCGCAATTAAACGAAGATGCAACTGTATCTATTGAGAATGGAACAACTTTCTACGCTCAAACACTTACATTTAGTGTTTACAAAATGACTGCTAAAAATCGTAATATCGTTCGTCTATTAACACAAAATAGATTAATGGTTATCGCTCAAGATGCAGACGATGTATATCACTTATTAGGTGAAACAAGAGCAATGCATTTAACTGCAAGCGCATCAACAACAGGTAAAGCAATGGGTGATAAAAATGGGTATTCAATTACCTTAACCGGTAAAGAGCCATTACCTGCTAACAAAGTAAACTCTGGCGTTATTGCTGGTTTATTATAATCTCTGTTTTATTTGGTTAAGAAGGTAGCCCGTAAGCTACCTTTTTTTGTTTTAAAATAATTATATTTGGTACTTATTATTAAATGCAAATAATAAATAAAAATTCAAACAATTATTTGATTTTCACTTTAAGTGAGAAAGTTACTTTGACTAATCCTTATTACTTGTTTTCATTCAAGCATCAGGTTGAAATGAATCCAATTAATTTTATCACGTTTGATGTATCTTTATACAAAGATAGATACAATAAATTTTTAATTACTGAAACTACAGGCACTACCACATTAACAAGTGGAATAGTATCATTAGCAGAAACAGGATTCTATGAGTACGCTATTTATGAGCAGGTAAGTTCAACTAATTTAGACTTAACTCAAACAGGAAATCTTTTAGAAATAGGAATGGTAAAAGTGAATAGTAATAAACCGATATACATAGAATACGATAACGAGCCGAAAACAATTAAGACTTATGGAGAATAAATTATACGAAGTTATCAATCTTAAATTACAGGCACATAAAACACCTGTATTTAAAGAAGAAAAACAAAAAGAATGGATTATCTATGGAGCAGATAGAGAGGGCGGTTATTACAATAATTACCCAGCTTACTTGTTATACTTGTACAATCGTTCTTCTAAGCATAACTCTTTTATCAATGGTAAGGTACTTTATATTTGCGGTGCTGGTGTTGGCTTTGATTCTGATGGCTTAACGCTACAAGATATAGCATTAGCAAATGACTTTATAAATAAAGAGAACGCAAATTACGATACACTAAAAGATATTGTAAAAAAATGTGTTTTAGATAAAAAACTTTTTGGAGGTTACTATTTAGAAATCATTTGGAATAAGGCAGGCACTAACTTTGAGATATTACATTTTCCTTATAACAATTTAAGAAAGGCAAAGGATGGGGATGGTTATTGGTATTCAAAAGATTGGAGCAAGCAAAAGCAAAGTTCAGAAGATACCGACTTAGAATATATTGAACTATTTAATCCCGAAGAGCCAAAAGGCAGACAAATATTTGTTGCAAAAGAATATAGACCTGACTTAGATGCTTACCCATTACCTGACTATGTAGCATCAACTGTTTATGCAGAGGTGGATGTTGAGTTATCTAATTACAGGTTGAATGCTATAAAAAGTGGTTTCAATGCAGGTACTATTTTAAACTTTGCAAATGGCAGACCAACAGATGAAGAAAGAGAAGTAATTGAAACAAAGCTAAAAGAAAAATTTACTTCAACAGATAGAGCAAATAGTCTATTAATTACTTTTAGTCAAACAGAAGCGAGTAAACCAACTATTGAACACTTAACACCTCAAAATGTAGACGAGCAATTAAATGGTTTAAACGACCAAGTTATACAAGAATTAATTATCGGACATCACATTCCTAATCCATTATTGGTAGGTATCAAAACATCGGGTGAGTTAGGTACAAAAGACCAATTAAATGATAGTTATGAGTTGTATAAAAACACGTATATCATTCCTAACCAAAGAGAAATTGAAAGGGATTTTAATTACCTTTTAAAACTTAAAGGATTTGTTAATCGTGTTTACTTAAAAGAATTAGACCCTATTGAAGAGCAGTTACCGGTAGAAGAAAAAATAAAGGTAATGACTAAAAATGAAGTACGTGAAATGTACGGATTACCTCCAATAGAAGAAGAAGTAAAGCCGATTGTTTCAAGTGCTATTCATAGGTTTGATGATACATGCGAACATTCATTTGCAAGTGAAAGTGAAGTAGATGAAATCATTGATGTATTTATGTTATTCGGTGATGATGTAACCAACTACGAAATAGTAGAAGAAGATATAAACAAAGAGTTTTCATTTGCTGAAGTTACACCTTTATCAACTGTTTTAAAACGTGATATTATTGCGCTGTTAGAGAAAGATCCTTTATTGGATGACAAAACAATAGCCGATACATTACGAGTAAAAGAGGATAGAGTTCGTGACATCATGGATACACTTGTAAAGGATAAGCAAATTAATGTAAAAGAAAAAAACATAGGTGGACAGAAAAAAGCCATTAGAGTTCCAACACGTGATGCTATAAAAGTGGTTAAGGATTTAGGCAGTGATGCAGAAGATTATAAAATCATGTACACTTATGAGTGGAGGCCAGGAGTAAAACCTGACATTAGAGATTCAAGAGAATTTTGTTCAAAGTTATTAAGAGCAAATAAAATGTATAGCAGAGCGCAAATAGAACAGATTAGTAATATAGTAGGTTGGGATGTTTGGAATTATCGAGGTGGATGGTGGACACGTAAAGGAGGTAAGGTTACTACAAGATTTTGCAGACATATTTGGAGTTCAAAATTAGTAAAAGTTAAAAAATAATGGCAACAATACTTTTAGTCACTGCGACTTACATAAAAGACTATACACCAATTGATCCTAATGTTGATGAAAAATATATCCGCATAGCAATTGAAGAAGCGCAAAAGATTCACATACGTGAATACATTGGCAGTGGTTTATACGATGAAATAATAGGGCAAGTAAACAACAACACTATAAGTGCTTTGAACACTACCTTATTAGACAATTATATTATTCCTGCATTGAAGTGGTGGGCAGTAGTTGAGGTAATTCCATTCTTAGTTTATAAAATGACAAATAAGTCAATAGTAACAAAGAATAGTGATAACAGTTCAACGATTGAAAGAACTCAATTAGACTTCTTAACCAATACAGCAAGCGACAAAGCACAATACCATACACAAAGGTTAATTGATTACTTAATGGAATACTCTGATGTATATCCTTTATACGATAATCCTGGAGATGGTTTTGATACTATCATTCCACGTTCAAACAGTTATGATAGTGGCATTTGGTTAGGGCAACAAAGAGAATATATTAGCTATGAAGAAAAGTTTGAAAAAAGATATAAAAAGTAAAAAGGAATTGAAGTTTGATAAAAAAGTTCAATGCTTAAAAAAGTGTTTAAATGATAACATTAAACCAGGTAATAAAGAACCTCAACAATATAGCAAATAGTCACTATCAGATTTCATCTTTTGGAAATGGTAGTGTAACGGAGTTTGCGACAAGTGGCATAACAAATTATCCTGCAATGTGGGTTGATTACCAACCTGCACAGGTGCAAGGTAGAAGTTATACTCATGTAGTTACTGTTTATATTGCAGACCGACTTATAAAAGGCAAAAAGAATGAGTTAGAAGTATTGAGCGATGTTCAGCAGATATGTTTAGATATTATTGCACAATGCCAATCTACTATTTATGGTTGGAGTTTAGTAAGTGATAACGTAACTTTAAATCCATTTTATGAGCCACGTTTTGATGACGAAGATGCGGGTTACTATTTTGATTTAACATTTAAAATTCCTTTTGACTATAACCGATGTCAAATACCTTTTACAACTTCACCAAGTGCGAGTACTTACACATCATGTAATCCTGTTACTATCTACAATCAGAATGGGCAAGTAATAACACAAATAGATGCAGGAGGTACTTATACAGTGATACAAGTTAGCACAATAGATGGAGGTTCAAGTTCTACGATTTATAGCAATCAAATAATACAGGCATGAGTACATTAACAGCACAGATACAATTAAGAAGAGATACATCGGCAAATTGGACTACTAACAATCCGATATTATTAGCAGGTGAAGTTGCATTTACAAGTGATGTATTTTATACAGGCACAGATCAACAAAGATTTAAAATAGGTGACGGAGTTCAAACATGGTTACAATTAGATTACGTTCCTGAGGGAGGAGCAAGTGCTTATCCTGAAAACTTATTTTTAACAGTTATAAATAAGACTACTGATAATCTTTTAGCAAGTGACTATAAAGTTTTAAAAGTAATTACTGCGCAAGGTGGAAGATTAGCTGTTGATTATGCTTTAGCGGATAGTGATGCAAATAGTGCTGATACGATTGGAGTTGTTTATGAAAATATAAATAATAATCAAGAGGGCAGAATAATTACAATCGGTGAAATAACAGGAATAAACACTACGGGTAATTTACAAGGTGAAACGTGGGCAGACGGTGACTCATTATTTCTTAGTGATACTATTGATGGCGGAATAACTAATATTAGGCCGACTGCACCTAACCATGGAGTTCGTTTGGGTTATGTAGTTAATGTAAATGCTAACAATGGTAAAATTTATGTTAAGATTGATAACGGATATGAATTAACGGAAATTCATGATATTTACGCACCAACACCAACAAATAATGATGGGATATTTTGGAGTTCAGGAACGACACGTTATGAAAATAAAAGCATTGCAACTGTTTTAGGTTATACAGCTGAAAACGTATCTAATAAATCAAGTTCATTTACATCAAGCTCAACAACTACCTATGCAAATACAAAAGCATTAGTAGATGGACTTGCTACAAAACCTATTATTTTGTTTGCTCAAATGCAATCAATTAATCCAGCTGATGCTACTATTTATTTTTTTGGAAACATACCATTTACACCATCTAATGCATTACCGGGTTCAAGGTTTATTCCTATTCCTCAAAACATGACTCTAAATCAAATAATACTAACGATAAGGTGTGTGCCAGGAAGTAATGAAGCAACAACATTTTCACTTTATAAAAATGGTTCTTTATTAGGTTCTTTGCCAACAACTGTTGATTTTTCAATAGCAAATCAAATGGTAATGCAAAGTAATCTTAATTATTCATTAGTGGCAGGAGATTATTTAGAAATATCATTTGTTAATACATGGACTACAACAAATCCAACAGGAGTAGTAATAGCAGCGCAATTAATAGGAATATGAAATATATAATATCACAACAAATAACAGGAAAATACATTGTCACTTATATAGGTGGTGAATACGATGGGTTAATCGAGTTTTATGCTGATGACATAAATCACCCTGTAACAGTTATTAGATATGGTTACACAAAAGATATTAATAGTATATGATTATAAATTAAAAGAATAATGGTACTTATTTAAAACTATAAACATGGCAAACGCATTAAGATTAACAGCAAATGGTGGCTGCGAGTATATTGATAACGCAAACGCAAGAACAGGTAAAAAATATTTTTGCTTTATCGTTCAAGCTGATACAGTAGTTGGAACATTAACTGGTGGCTTTGCACCAGATACAACAACTGATTATTTAACATCAATAGGTTTAAGTGGTAAAACATTAAAGCAAGGCGCTATCATTTATGCTCCTGGTGATGCTATTTTCACTAACCTTACATTGACAAGTGGCACAATCATAGCTTATTCAGAATGATAGGATTAGGCATAGGAATAAGCACATCTGTTAATGGTGGGTATGTTCAAATTTCAGTTGTTTCAACTGTATGGAATGATGCATTAACTTGGGATGATAGTAGTAACTGGACAGAATAAAATAAAATATGGCACAAATAACAAGCATATCTAATGGAGAAGCATTATCTTCAGTTAGAACAAAATTAAACGATGTAATAACGAATGTAAATTTACTTGATCCGACTGACTGGGTTGATTATTCAGCAACATCAACTATTGTAGGGTGGAGCAGTAGAACAACAACACTAATAAGATATAGAATAATTGGTAAGCAAATGTTTGTACAATTTAATTTAATAGGCACATCAAATTCAACTTCCGTTACATTTACTTTACCAAACAATTCCGTAAATTTATCATCATCATTAACTCATTTTGGAACAAATAATGGGGTAAATGTAGGTGTTTGTCATGGCACACCTTCTGGAAATTCAAATGTAATTACTTTGTACGCAAGTGCGGTAACGGCAGCTTGGACTGGATCAGGATCAAAGTCAACAAGAGGTCAATTTTTTATTGAAATAGCATAATATGATATTATATACAGCAACAAAAACAGAAACTAAGCAATTAAACATTAGTAATGTTGAAAGCACTCATTCAGTTGTTTATTTAAACAATGTGATATATGATGATGTAATATTAGCACAGGGTAGCGTTAATTATCCTAATTTGCGAGTATTGGAAATATCTTTTAAGTCTGGAGATGTTTTAACTGCTGATGACAATCCTTTAATTAATTATTCTATATGAAAGAAGCTTTAGAGTTAATAAAGAAACATGGAGCAACTGCTGTACTTGTTTTATGGTTATGGCACACTCACAATAGAGTTGAACATTTAGAACAGAAACTTTACAATTGTTTAGAACGTGAACATTTACAAAATTTATACACGAAGCCAAACGAAGCGGTAATACCTAAAAAAATAGAAGATGAAGCTTAAAGTAGTAAGGGAAACTAAAAACGATGTATGTACCATTGGAAAACTATTTATTAATGATGTTTTCTTTTGCTATACATTAGAAGATAAAGACAGAGGATTGAAGCAATCAGATAGCCTTTTATTTATCAATGCTAAAAAGATTTTCGGTTTGACTGCAATACCTACAGGCTTTTATAAATTAATAATTAATCAAAGTCCAAAGTTCAAAAGGTTATTACCTCGTATCTTAGATATAAAAGGATTTGACGGTGTTCTCATCCACAGAGGGAACACAGCGGATCACAGTCTCGGTTGTTTGCTTGTGGGATATAAAAAAGGTGAAAATTCAATCTTTGAAAGCACAAAGGCAGAAGCTGACTTAGTGGATAAATTAATGAAGCACAATGCTGAGATACATACTATTGAGATAGTGTAAAAAAAAACCTGCTCATTTCTGAACAGGCTGTTATAACTAATGAAAACACAAAGAACGAAGACAAATATATAATAATTTAAAACAATAAACAAATGTTATTACAAGTAGTACAAGACACATTAACAACAGCAGTTAGTGAAGTAGTTAATACAGCGGTAGCCATTCATGAAGTTACTGGCGGAGGAACAATTATTCAGGGAATTGACAACGGTGTTGTAGGTTCAATGCTAACTATGTTAGTAGCTGGAATAATTAGATACTTTGAAAAAAGAAAAATTAAAAGAAAAGCAAATAAGTAACCTATATTTCTATATTTCTTAATTAAGCCACTTAATAGTGGCTTTTTTTATTGAAAATAATTAGCTTGATAATCAATAAGTTATATAAATTATTTAAAATTATTTTATTAGTTTTGTAAAAGTAATTAATAAACTCTTTATATTTGCGTATAATTAAAACACAAACAAAATGAACATTCAAGATTTAAAAAACGCAATCACTACACAAGAAGAATTAGAATTAGTTGCAAAAGAAATTTGGTTTATGCACTTTACTAATTTAATTAAATTAGGTTTCTCATTAGATTTTGCAACTAAACAAGCAACAAGAAACGCAGAAAGACAAGTAAATTTATTAACTAAATAATCAATAAACACAATGAAAGTAACAATAGACAAAACAGAAAAAGTAGAAATAGAGGTGCAACTACCTCTATTCACAAAAGACGGCAACAGGTATTGGAAGATTGAAGAACATCAAACTATTCAAGTATGCCTATGGTCAGATGAAATAATGATTAAAAAAGTAGATTGGGCAATGGAATACCCATGTGCTTATGAGCAAATTACAGAAGAACAATTTAACGAAGTAGTAACAAAAGCAAAATCAATAATATGAACAAAGATGTTTTTCATGGATTCATCAACGGAGTTGTAGCCATGTATCAATTAGGAAGCAGTTTAGATTACCATTTACTTATGCAATGGGAGTGTGAACGAATAGGAAATAATAAATTAAGAATTACTTGCGATTATTGTTATGAACGATATGATAGGCTTTTAAGTCCAGGGGATTATGAAACTCCACCACAATATGAAGAAATCGAAAACAGGGATAAAATAGTAATTGAAGTAACCGATAGAGATACGATTGAAATAGCAAAGCAAATCAATAATGAAATCTTAGATTATCTTTCAACCATTCATCCAACTTACACAGTAGACAATAGTATATTATTATGAAAATAACAGAAAAAATAAAACAGCACATTGACGAATATTATTCGTTTGGAGACCAAACTCGCGTCAGAAGATACGGGATTGATAAAGGAAAAAAGTTTAGCCTTGTAACAATTAACAAGGCTTTTAAAACAGGTAATTGTAGTGATGAACTACTTGATTTAATAATTGAATTTTATTTATATAAAAAAGAAAAATATGGAAAATAATTTTAATGTAGATGGTATGTCAGGCTTCGGCATAATCAACTTAAAAAAAATAAAAAATTGTGAAGCTGAGTTATTGGATGTTGCTCAACAAGTAGGTGTGAATAACAGATTAGAGATATTTAATGCTGAATTAATAGATAGATATATCTTTTTAAAAAATGAATTAAATGTATTAACTAATAATTTTCTTAATTAATTATTTATATTATCTTTACAAAAATTTAAAAACTATGGAAAATAAAAACAACAGCGGAGCAATCTTTAAGAACTCCAAAAAGACAAATGAAAAACAACCTGACTATCAAGGAACAGTTAATGTTAATGGTAAAGAGATGCAAGTATCCCTTTGGATAAAAGAAGCTAAGAATGGTAACAAGTATTTTAGTGCATCATTCCAGGAGCCATTTAAAAAAGCTAATCAGACTGATAATAAGTTTAGAATAGATAGTAAAGATGATATGCCATTTTAAAAACCAATAACAATGAAAACAGAAAACAAAGAACAAACACTAACACAAAGATTGCTTGAATTTCAGAAACAAGTTAATGTGATTAAAAAGGATGCAAAGAATCCACATTTCAAAAACACTTACGCTACCTTAAAACAGGTATTGTCAGAAGTTAAACCAATACTTTCAGAAGTAGGTTTATTGATTACTCAGCCAATAGATGAGCGTGGAATAGGTACAGTTATAACAGATGGCAAAGATTCAATCAGTAGTTTTATTGCTATGCCTGTTGGATTAGCACCCCAGCAAATCGGATCTGCAATAACGTACTTTCGTAGATTTACTTGCTCCAGTCTTTTATGCTTAGAAATTGATGATGACGATGCCGAGTATACAAGATTACCATTTGCATCAAAAGAAGTAATGCAAAAAGCTAAATTAGGTAAATACACTATTGAACAAATAAAAACTAAGTACACAGTATCAAAAGAAATGGAGGCCTACTATGAATCTATTTAATATTAAGCAAGAATATATCAATTTAGTAAATACTATAATTGATAATAATGGTGAGCTAAGTCCTGAGTTATCTCAGGCTTTAGCCATCAATGAAACAGAATTAAAAGAGAAAGCTATTAACTATGGTTATGTTATAAGATCATTTGAATATGAGAATGATATTATAGATGCTGAAATCAAAAGGTTAAAAGCATTAAAAGAACAAAAAGAAAAAGCTATCCAAAAATTAAAGGATGCTGTTTCAGATGCTATGAATCTTTATAGTATTGAAAAAGTAGAAAGTCCTGCATTAAAGTTATCTTTTAGAAAATCAGAATCAGTTGAAATATCTGAAAACCTGGATAAAAGATTTATGATTGAAAAAGTAACTTTTCACCCGGATAAGGTAGCCATTAAAGAAGCTATTAAAAAAGGTGAGCAGGTAGAGGGAGCAGTTTTAGTAATTAACCAAAATTTACAAATAAAATAACCACGCTTTTATGAAACACCCCCCCCTATACTTCTTATACGAAATTTTTTTGATGAGAATTTTTTTTGAAAAAAATGGCAAAATAAAGCGTGAAAGCGTGGAAACATTATAAACAAAGGAAAGTAACAAAAAATAAAACGTGTATAAAGCGTGGTGAAAGCGTGGAAACATTAATAAAACACAAAAAATGGAAAAACAATTAACAATAGAAGAAGCAAAACTTGAATTTGAAAGCCATTTATTAATTGGTTTATTCAAGGCAACAATTGAGCAAAGCACTCACTTAACAGGAAAGTATAAACAGAAGATGCTGGCTGACTTCAATTTATGGCAAAGAATCGGTTTTAAACTTTTAGAACAACTTGAAACAAGAAATATAACTCAAGGTGAATACTTAGATAAAATAGGAGATATTTATCACACTATGAATTCAAGCATGAGAGAAGAATTTTATAAAGGTTTGGATAATTAAAAAATAGTTTGTATATTTGTAACCAATCACGAGCCATGATTAAAATATTAAAATATAGCCCTTTACTTTGCCCGGTTTTATACATGGCTCGTACTAACCAGCATTGTAAGGGGTTTATAATTTTATGAAAGTAACTATATTTAAAAACATCAAGGAGACTTCTACTCCTTTTATCAGAGATATTGACTTTATCCTTAATAGAATAAAGAATGGTAATTCTAAGGATTTAATTAATCAAATTAGAAATGATAAAGTAAATAGGGAACAACTAAAAAAGAATTTACCTTCAATTTGCTTTTCAGGTATTTTTAAGAATAGATCAGTAAAAGGGTTACTGGAACACTCAGGTTTAATTTGTTTGGATTTTGATAAGTATTCTGATTCTAACGAATTGGTTACATTTTATAACCAATTAAAAGAGGATGAATTTACCTACGCTTGTTTTATATCCCCATCCGGTGATGGTATAAAGTTATTGGTTAAAATACCTGCAGAAGTAGAAAATCATAAACTATACTTTGAAGCATTAGATGAATATTACAATAATGAACACTTTGATAGTTCAGTAAGTGATGTTAGCCGGGTTTGTTTTGAATCTTATGATTCCAATATTTATATTAACAAGGATTCATCTATTTGGAATAAGAAAATAGAAAATAAGATATATTCTTATGAATCTAAGGCACCAACTATTAAACTAACCAATGAGAATGAAATTATTAAAAGGTTATTTGTTTGGTTTGAAAAAAACTATGGTTTAATAGTAAATCAAAGAAATGTTAATGTATTTAAGTTTGCTGCTGCACTATCTGATTTTGGTGTATCTAAACTTGAAGCCATAAGATTCTGCAATCAGTTTGCATCTGAAGGGTTTGATTATAAAGAAATTGAAACAATAATTAACTCAGCTTACAAACGTGGAGCAGGTAATTTTGGGATGAAATACTTTGAAGATAATGAAACTTTAAACTTTGTAAAAAAAGAAATTAAATCCGGTAAGCAGTTAGATGAAATAAAAAAGACTATTCCAACTATTGATGATGATTCATTAAAACAGATTAAGGATGATGCTACAATCAATAACTTTTGGGAGATAACCAAAAATGGTGTTAAGATTAATCATTATGACTTTAAGTTATGGCTTCAATCTAATGGGTTTTATAAGTATTATCCTGAAGGTAGTGAATCATTTATATTTGTTTACATATCCAATAACCTGGTTGATAATACCAATGAAGTAAAGATAAAAGAGTTTGTATTAAATGAAATGTTGCAAAACTCTGAACATCAAGTATATCAGCATTTAGCAGACCGTTCAAAGTATTTTAGAGAAGAATATCTAAATATTTTAGATCCAATTGACTTAAAGTTTAAAGAAGATACTATTGAAACAGCTTACATTTATTTTCAGAATGGTGCTATTAAGGTAAAAAAGAATGGTATTGATTTAATTGATTATTTAGACCTGGATGGCTTTGTTTGGAAAAAACACATCATAGATTTTGAAATTACTCATGTTGAAAATATTGAATGTGACTTTAAAAAATTTATCTATTTAGTAAGTAATAAGGATGAACAAAGAGAAATATCGCTACAAACTACAATAGGATATTTAATGCACTCATTTAAGACATCAGCAAATAATAAGGCAGTTATTTTAAATGATGAAACAATATCCGAAAATCCCAATGGTGGTTCCGGTAAAGGTATATTTTGGAACGCACTAAGCAAAGTTAAAAGAGTAGCAGATATTAATGGAAAATCATTTAGTTTTGATAAATCCTTTCCTTATCAAACAGTCTCAGCAGATACTCAGATATTAGTGTTTGATGATGTACATAAAAACTTTAAGTTTGAAAATCTATTTTCTGTAATTACTGAGGGAATAACATTAGAGAAAAAGAATAAAGATGCTTTTAAAATACCGGTAAGTAGAAGTCCTAAAATATTAATAACCACAAATTATACCATTGGAGGTGTTGGTGGATCATTTGAACGTAGAAAGTGGGAACTTGAATTTTCTGCACATTTTAGCTCAAAACATACACCATTGAATGAATTTGGTAAAATGCTTTTTGAAGAGTGGACTAATAATGAATGGATAAAATTTTACAACTTCATGCTTAGATGCTTACAGCTTTATTTAACTAATGGCTTAGTATCTTATGACTTTCAAAACTTAGAAATAAGAAAATTCATCAAAGAAACTTGTTTTGAGTTTTATGAATGGACTAATGAGGGTATTATAAAAACAAATGAAAGTTTTGAGAAAAATTATTTATACAACACATTCTTAGAAGATTATCCTGACTGGAGAAAGTTTAATCTAAGTCAAAAAAGATTTTGGCAATGGATAGATAAATACTGCGAATTTAAAAAGTTAGAATGTAAGAAAAGTTATAACACAATGGGAACAAGAACAGTTGAATTTTATGAAACTACGTGACTATCAGCTTAGTATATCCATTCAAGCGTGGAATAAATTAGCACTTTATAAAATAGTTTATATTGCTGCTGAAGTTAGAACTGGCAAAACATTAATGGCTTTGAATACTGCTCATTTATGTAATGCAAATAATGTTTTATTCTTAACCAAGAAAAAAGCAATAGATTCTATTTTAAACGATTATAAAGCGATGGGTTATACTTATAGCCTTACAGTGATAAATAATGAATCTCTGCATAAAATAGAGGGTAATTTTGATTTATTGATTAGTGATGAACATCATAGAAATGGTGCTTTTCCAAAGCCTAATAAAATAACTAAACTTATAAAAGAAAATTATTCTCACTTACCAATGATATTTTTAAGTGGCACTCCACATCCTGAAAACTATTCTCAGATATATCACCAGTTTTGGATAAGTGATAATTCACCATTTAAACAACCTAACTTTTATAGATGGGCAGATGAATTTGTAACTAAAAAAACTATGTATGTAGCCTATGGTGAAGCTTTTGATTACTCAAATGCTAATAAAGAAAAAATTGATATTTATACATCAAAATACTTTATAACCTTTACTCAAAAGAATGCCGGTTTTACATCAAAAGTTGAAGAACACATACTTAGAGTGCCATTGCAACAAAAGACTTATAACCTTATTGAATTGTTAAAAAATGACTTAGTGATTAAAGGCAAAACAGAAGAAGTCTTAGCAGATACTCCTACAAAACTATTGACTAAATTACATCAATTATATTCAGGAACCATAAAGTTTGAAAGTGGTAATTCAAAAGTAGTTGATTTCTCAAAAGCTGAATTTATCCGCAAAAAGTTTTTTGGTCAAAAAATAGGTATTTTCTATAAGTTTAAAGAAGAACTTAATGCTTTACAACAAACATTTGGTGACTTGCTTACTACTGATTTGACAGAATTTGACAATTCAGATAAATCCATTGCATTACAAATTGTATCCGGTAGAGAGGGTATTTCTTTAAAACACGCTGAAATTTTAGTATATTACAATATAGATTTTAGTGCAGTTTCTTATTGGCAGTCACGTGATCGTTTAACAACAATGGATAGATTAACCAATAAAGTATACTGGATATTCTCAGAAAATGGTATTGAGGACAAAATCTATAAGGCAGTAATGAGCAAAAAAGATTATACAACTAAATTATTTATAGATGATTTTAGAATCAAAAATACAGGCAAAAATAATCAAGTATTATGAATCATTAGATTACTATGTAATTAAATTGATTAAGACTAATAAAAACGGAATACCTGACTTATTATGTTTAAAAGATGGCACTGGCTTTTTTATAGAGGTTAAAAGTGAAAAAGGAATAGTAAGTCCATTACAGAAATATAGGCATGAAGAATTAACTAAATACGGATTTGAAACAATAATACAAAGAGACGATAACTTAAAACCTTTAAAATGATGTTATGGATTGGCGGACTTGAATGTGTGGCAGGTAAGGCGCACACCGCACAGGTAAGGTTGGGAACACCTATATTTAACCCGACATTATCCGCCTTACATAACATAACGTTATGTGGCTTTGTGATGTTGCCGAAAAAACACACCTAAAACTTTAAATTTAATACAGATTATGCAAGTACAAGAACGACTTGAAAATAAACCAAAAGTAGGCAATAGCACAAAACCGATGTTAGGTGCAGTTCCTGTTCACAAATTTCCTTACAATTGGAATTTAAAAGATGCAAACTTTACAAAAGACAAAGGCAAGGTATTTAGTTGTTTTGCTTGTGGTGGTGGTTCAACAATGGGTTATAAATTGGCTGGATTTGATGTAATAGGACACAATGATATTGATAAAAAAATGATTGAAGTTTATAAAGCAAATCATAACCCTAAATATTCATTTTTAGAAAGTATTACAACTTTTGCAAAAAGAAAGGATTTACCAAAAGAACTTTACGAACTTGATATTTTAGATGGTTCGCCACCTTGTAGCAGTTTTTCAATGGCTGGAAATAGAGAAAAAGACTGGGGCAAAGAAAAGGTGTTTAGAGAGGGACAGGCTATGCAAGTTTTAGATACTTTATTCTTTGATTTTATAGATTTAGCAAAAGAGTTACAACCAAAAGTAGTAGTTGCTGAGAATGTAAAAGGATTGTTATTGGGAAATGCAATTGATTATGTGCGTAAAATTTATAAGGCGTTTGATGAAGCTGGGTATTATTGTCAACATTTTTTATTAAATGCTTCAAAAATGGGAGTGCCACAACGGAGAGAGAGAGTCTTTTTTGTATGTTTACGAAAAGATTTAGCACCAAAATTTCTTGAAAGTATAGATATGTTTACTGAACTACCTAAAATTAAAATGGAATTTAATGATAAAGAAATACCTTTTAAAGATTTTGATAGTGGTAAAACGGGCAGAAAAATAACAAAATGTATATTAGAATGGTATGACAAAACAGATATAGGTGAATCAGTAGGTAATTGCATAAGAAGACACGGATTTAAAGAAAAATTATTTTCATATTCAAAATTAGATCCTAATAAGCCTTTAAAAACAATTCTTTCAGCTTATGATAGTGGGGAATTTAGACACGACACACCACATTATTTACACGAAGAAGATATAATTAAGGGTGGAAGTTATCCAACAGATTATAATTTTTTAGATGTTAAACCTAAATACCTTGTAGGTATGAGTGTCCCACCTTTAATGACAAAAAGAATAGCAGTAGAAATATATAATCAATGGTTAAGTAAAATATCATTAGTATAGAGCGTGGGAAAATTTTATCCTAATTGAGCATAACGGATTGCAGATTGGCGTTGTTGCCTCACAAATGTTTAATTGAAACACTAAATTTAATAATATGGAAAATGATAATTTGAAAACGGAAAGCAATAACGCCAATGTGCTGTTAGGTGCTGTAAAATGTGCGGAGGGGTGGCATGATGGCTCATGTTGTTGTAACTGCAAAAATCAAATTGAACTATTTAAACACCCTTGGAATAAGGTAAACAAAGGCTCAATTATGGAAAGCACCGAAATGTATGCCTGTATAAGTCAATTTGATTGCGATAAGGAATACAAGGGGATAATATTTGAAAATAAACATGGTATGTGTGAGATGCACGTGCGTAGGTGATTTTATTGCACCTAACTTACATATTTGCGAATATTTATAGCGACTTATTTAACATCAAAACAATTAGAATATCAAATAATTAAAATTATTAATGACAAACATGATAAAAGAATATATTTTAAAAGTATACAGAAACAATCTTTTAATTGATTTAATATACTTTAATACAAGACAGGAAATGGATAAATATATTGAAGAAAACAATCTTTTATTCAAAGTTTATTTAATGAAAAAAAATGTAAAATATTACTCATACGATTATAATTTATAATAAAACAAATATGAAAACACAAAACAACATGACTTCACTAATCAGCCAAGCTGAATGGTGGGTAAAGAAAACAGAAGTAAACCAAGTTCGTGGTAACTTTAATTGGAAACTATACATGAAGCTAATTGAAATAAAACGAAATGAAAAAAAGTGATTACCAATTTATTTTATTTGCAATATTTTTAATAGTTTGTTTACTTTTGCGTAAATGAATATAACCGACCTGCTTACTGATAAAAAGTATTTGCAAATAAGCAGGAACGTCTGTCGAAATCATAACTTGTTACATGATTTACACTCAGAAGCTATTTTAGTTATATTGGAGAAAAAAGTAGATATTAACACTATTAGAAACTTAGAGCATTACTTTTCAACTGTTGTTTGGATGACCTGGCACTCAAACAAGTTTAAAAAAAAATACCTTAATGATTTTTTGGAGTTCTTTGAATATTACGATTATGACTTGATAGATGAAAGCATTGAACATTCAGACTTTACACCAGCTTATAACTTTATTGATCGTGAGCCAAAAACAGATACTGAATACTACGAAATCAATTTATTCAAGTTATATTTAGAATTAGGATCTATTCAGGCAGTAAGTAGGAAAACAAAGATACCTTACCAAACAGTATTTTACGATTTAAAACAAATAAAAGAGCAAATAATAAATGATAAAACTTTTAATCAAAGCGAACCTGAGTAACTTAAATGGACTATCGTTTCATCGGTTATACGTTCCATTCTCAAAAATAAGCGACTTAAATGAGTTTAAATGCGATGTTTATCCCGACTTATCAGTATTGAGTGATGCTGAACTTAAAGGCTATGATGCTGTTGTTTATCAACGTGAAATTGATGTACATGGTAACTCACTTGAATTAATTAACAAATATCACAAGTTAGGACTAAAAGTAATTTTTGATATTGACGATATGTGGGTGCTACCTCATGACCATTACCTTTACAAAGTATATCAACAATATAAGATAAAGGAGCAAACAGAAGAAATATTAAAAGCTGTAGACTTAGTTATTACAACCACAAAAGTAATGGCTACCAAAATAAGTAAGTTTAATAAAAAAGTTGAGGTTATTCCTAACTGCTTAGACTTAGATGATCCACAATGGCAACCTAACAAAATTAAAAGTGATTTAACACGATTTGGTTATGTGGCTGGTGTATTCCATTCAAAAGATATTGGAATCATTCAGCAACCTATTTTAAAAGCATACAGGCATAATTTAAATACAGGTTTTGTTTTAGGTGGTTGGAATAATAATAAAGACTATAACTTTTATGAAACTGTAATGAGTGGCAATAACTTCGATATGTTAAAATATAGCCGAGTAAACTCTTTGCCAGTACATGAATACGGTAAGGCTTACAATGATACAGATGTTTCATTGATACCTTTACAGAGGAATATTTTCACTGAGTGCAAATCAGAAATTAAACTACTTGAAGCTGGAGCACATAAAAACCCTGCAATAGTTTCAAACGTGCTACCTTACAACATGTTTCCAAAAGAAACTGCAATATTTGTAGATAACCACGATGTAAATGGCTGGTTTAAAGCAATTAGGAATTTAAGCAAAGACAAAGTATTATTTGATGAAAAAAGCAAAGCACTAACTGAATATACAAAACAACATTACAATATAAACAAATGGAGCGAAATCAGAAAACAGATTATAAAATCGGCATTGGTGTAACAACAACACCAAACAGATCAGAATACATTGATACCTGGAGGAAAAACTTTGAAAAGGTTAAGCCTAAACACTATCATTTACACATTCATGAAGATGTAAGTTATAAAGGAGTTGCTTATTCAAAGAATCAAAATCTTAAAACTTTGAAAGATTGCGATTACATTTTTCTATTTGACGATGACTGTTACCCAATTAAAGAGGGATGGGCAGAATACTTTATAAACTCAAACGAACAACATTTATTATTCTTAAATCATACTCATAAGGTTTTAGCACGTACAGGAAACGTGGAACACTTTAACGATTGCGGTGGAGTGTTTATGTTTATAACAAGCGAAGTATTAAATAAAGTTGGTTATATTAACTCAGCTTATGGACGTTATGGATTTGAACATGCTGGCTACTCTAATCCATAACCTTATCAACAATTAGTAAATACTAAGAAATATCTTTATGCTATGGATTATAGCATAAAACATAGAAGCTCATTAACTGATGAAGAAAAAATAAATGAAATAAAAAAAAATAGTAAAATATTTGTCAATGAATTAAATGATAAAAACTATTTTATTAAATTTGAAGAATGAAAATACTTTTTAAGTTAGCAACACGATCAAGACCAGAAAAAGCACGTGCAAGTATTAATAACATTATAAGTAATTGTAATTCAAACCAATATCAAATATTAGTTTCAGTTGATAAAGATGATGAAACAATGCAAGGCTTCGACCACGAACATGAATCAGTATTTATGGTTGATGGTACTTCAAAAAATAAAATAGATGCTATAAATCGTGACATTGAACTTATTGACGATTGGGATATTTTAATCAATACTTCAGATGACATGCTTTTTTTACATCGTGGATTTGATACAATTATCAGGCAAGATTTTAAAAGGCATTTGGATCAGGTACTACATTACTCTGATGGTAATCAACATTCAAACATAATGACAATGAGCATAATGGGTAGAGCCTATTATGAAAGGTTTGGTTACGTTTATCATCCTGACTATAAATCACTTTGGTGTGATGCAGAAGCTACAGAAGTAGCATGGTTAATGAATAAGTATGAATACATGGGTGACTTAAAGGTATTATTTAGACACATGCATCCTGCGTGGGGATTGGCAGAATACGATGAACAATATCGTAAAACAGAAAGTCAGGAGCTTTGGGATAACGATTACCGAGTATTTAAAGAACGCAAAACGAGAAACTACGATATACCAGACCATTTAATAATTAATCCACCTAAATACTACAATGTATAGTCAAAACAATGAAGAGCAAGTAATATTAGATTACTTTGGCAATAAGATAGGTAATTTACTTGACATCGGAGCAAACGATGGGATTACTTTATCAAACAGCAGAAAATTAATTGAATTAGGATGGAGCGGTGACTTAATAGAGCCATCACCTACTGCCTTTGCAAAACTAAAAAAGTTATATTCAAGAAAGAAAAAAGTAAATACTCATAATATTGCTTTATGTGATGTTAGTGGTAAAATGAAATTTTATGAAAGTGGAACTCATTTAAATAATGGAGATACTGATTTATTATCTACTTTATCATTAACAGATAAACAGAAATGGGAATCAACAACTGAGTATACAGAAACAGAAGTAAATGCATTAACCTGGAATGATTTTCAAACAGGTAAACTTTATGACTTTATAAATATAGATGCTGAGGGATATGATCTAATAATTTTAAAGCAATTAGATTTATTTGACTTAGGATGCTCATGCCTATGTATTGAACATAATGGCAAAATACTTAATCAGATATTGGAAGAAGTTAAAAAGTATAATATGAGAATAATATCTCAGAATTTGGAAAATGTAATTTTGGCAATATGAAAGATATTTTTAAATACATTGAAGATATTATAAATTCAAAAGATAAATTATTAATATTTGAATTTGGAATGTGTGATGCACATCATTCATATAAAATCATGGATTTAATTCAAAGTAATAAAACTTTTGAATATTATGGATTTGAGCCTGTAGATTATTTATACAATCAAATCAAAGATTATAAAAAAGATTATCAAAATGGTTCGTTCACTATTGTAAATAAAGCAATAGGAGATAAAGATGGATTGGTTGATTTTTATCAAAGTGGTGGACAAAAAATAGTTGATGGGATAAACACAGAAAATTATTATGGCAGTTCATCAATCAATGAACCTAAAGAAGTTTTAACATATTGGCCAGAAATGACTTTTGAGAAAAAACAAATTGAATCTATAAAGTTTGATACTTATGTAAAAGAAAATAATTTAAATGATAGAGTAATTGATTTTATTTGGGCAGACATTCAAGGTGCTGAGATAAACTTAATTAAAGGAGGTAAAAACACTTTTAAAAATGTAAAATATTTTTATACTGAATATTCAAATGGTAATTTATACAAAGGAGATAAAGGTTTAAAAGGTATATTAAAGCTATTGCCTAATTTTGAAATAGAATGTGATTATCAAGGTGATGTACTTCTAAAAAATAAATATTTATGATATTATCAATACTTATTCCAACTGTTCCACAAAGAGCAAGACTTTATTTAGAACTAATCACAGAACTAAATAATCAAATAGAAATGGCTAATGCCTTCGGACTTGTTGAAGTTATTACAGATGATGCACCGGTAGGAGCAAAAACAACAGGACAAAAGAGAAACGATTTAATAATGTCGGCACAGGGTAAATATGTTTGGTTTATTGATGATGATGACATGATAATGCCGAATGCTATTAATAACATACTGCCTGCATTAGAACTTAATCCTGATGCTTTGGCTATCAATGGAATAATGACTACAGATGGCAATAATATGAAACAATGGTATATCAGTAAAGACTTTGAATATAGAGCAGACTTTACAAAAGGATTTGAAATATACATAAGACCGACAAACCACATAACACCGGTTAAAAGAGAAATAGCAAAACAAGTTAAATTCAAGAATCAATCTAACTTTGAAGATTATGAGTATTGCATGGAACTTAAAAACTTAGGATTGGTTAAAACAGAAGTAGAAATAAAAGAAGCTGTTTATCATTACAGATATATTTCAACTAATAAATTATATTAATGAAAATTGCCTTTTGCACATACGCAAGTAAATGTTATAAGTATTCTTACGCAGATGCTGATCGTTATTTTCATTATGCCGATAGATTAAAAGAATCATTAAAAGGTGTTGATTTTCATTTATTTACTGAAAATAACCTTAAACATCCTGGACATGCAAACTTACCTTATTCATTTAAACCTTATGCTATTCAGCAACTTAGGAAAGATTATGACATAGTAGTGTGGGCAGATAGTTGTGTTTATTCAATTAAAGACTTAAACAAGTTTATTGAATACATAAATATAAATGGATTTGTATTTTTTGATAATTTAGGCTACACAATCGGAGATTACACTTCAGACCAGTGCTTAACTAATTTTAACATGGATAGAAAAGAATCCTTTGAGCACCCTATGATAATGGCTTGCTTAATGGGATTTAACTTTAAAAATCATTTAGCTACTAAATTATTCAATGAGTATTTTAAAGCAACTCAAACATACGGAAACTATGAAGGAGACTGGACTAATGAATCAAATCAAGTTAGTAAAGATAACAGGGTAAAAGGACACCGACATGATCAATCAGTCATGAGTATTATTTTAGCAAAAGAGAAAATAAAACCTTTACACCCTCATTCCACATTCTTTGCTTATTTTGGTAATCCAGGTCACTTACCTCATGCAGAATCAGTTTGTTTACTTAGTCAAGGATATTAATGATACAACTACTTGCAACTACTTACATAATAGCAAAATACATTCCTAAGCCTAAATGGTTAATGAGAAAACCTTTCACCTGTCCGCTATGTTTAACTTATTGGAGTTTCTTAATTTATCAAATAATAAACTTTACAACTTATTTTGATTTATTGACTATTCCTTTTACCTTTGCTTTATTGGCATCACTAATTGAACAGGTAAACGATAGGTATTTATTATGATTCCACAAAACATAGCAGAGCAGTTAATCAAATGGGAGCAGATGGGTAAGAACTACTCACCTACTTTTAATTGGACTGAACTAAATGAACTTGCTATTAAATGTGGGAACAGTCCTTTTAATTTAGGTTGTGGAGATTGCAGAAAACAACTACTCGAATACTTACTTGCAGTTATAAAAGAAAATGAAAAGTAATATAAAATTAATTAATGCAATTATTTTTACTTTATTGTTTGGAGCAATACCTTACATGTTTAATTGTAATAAATTAACATTAATTATTATATCAATACTTTTTTCTTTATTTTTAAGTTATTATTTATTTATTTATGGAGAGCGTAAATAACCCAAAACACTATGGAGGGAATACAACCTATGAAGCTATTAAAGTAATAGAAGCATGGGAACTAAACTTTCATTTGGGCAATGTAGTTAAGTACATAAGCAGAGCAGGTAAAAAAGATACAAATAAGACCAAAGAGGACTTATTAAAGGCTCAATGGTATTTAGATAGATATATTGGTACTTTATAAATAAAATGAGCGACAAATCCGACACATTAAAAGCAAAGATGTTAGATGCACTTGAAAAGCATTTAAACATTGTTACTACTGCATGTAAAGAGGTAGGAATACATCGTGATACTCATTATGAATGGTTAAAGAAAGATAAAGAGTATAAACGTAAAGTAAAAGAGATTGACAATGTAGCTTTGGACTTTGCAGAGTCAGCTTTGCACCAACAGATAAAAAAAGGAAATCCGTTATCTACAATGTTTTATTTAAAATGTAAAGCGAAGAAAAGAGGTTACATTGAGCAACAGGATGTTAAGATAACTGGCAATATGAAATTTAAGGCAGACTTTGGCGAAAGCAATACTATACACACCACACAAGAATCAGAAGATAATACATGATGCTATAAATAATGGCAATCAAAAGTATTATGTTATTAATATAGGCAGGCAGTTTGGGAAAACCTTACTTGCTTTGAATCAACTTTTATTCTGGGCATTAAACAATAAGAAAGTTAAATGTGCATGGGTTTCACCGGTATACAAACAATCAAAGAAAGTATTTGAAGAAGTTTATAAAGCATTTGCACGAAGACCAGAGATTTACCGAAAGGTAAATCAATCTGACTTAATACTCGAATACATAACAGGATCAACTATTCAATTTTTTAGTTCAGAGCGATTTGATAACATTCGTGGTTTCACATTCGATTATCTGGTATGTGACGAGTTTGCATTCATGGATGAAAAAGCATGGACTGAAGTATTAAGAGCAACTGTACTTGTAAAAGGTAAAAAAGTATTATTAATTAGCACTCCAAAAGGTAAAAACCATTTTTACCAGATGCACCAACTTGATGGCATCAATAATCAGTACAAGTCCTTTACAATGACTTCCTACGATAACCCAATGATTAACCCGAAAGAGATTGACGATGCAAAACTGACTTTACCCGAAATGATATTCAGGCAGGAGTATTTAGCGGAGTTTGTAGATGGTGGCCAGATGCTATTTAACAACCGACAACATTCGGATAACAAACCATTAGGCAAATGTTATGGCGGTATTGACTTAGGTAGAGCAGATGACTACTCAGTACTTTCAATATTCAATGAAAGAGGTGAGCAGATATTTATTGAACGCTGGAGACATAACGATTGGAACAGCATTATAAAAGCAATAGCAAGTAAATTAAAAGAGTTTCAAGTAAACACTACCATAGTTGAGGTTAATTCAATAGGTGATGTTATATTTGAGTTACTGCAAAAGGAATGCGGAAGCTATACACGTATTGAGCCATTTATCACAACTGCATTAAGTAAAAAGGAAATAGTTGAAAGTTTAATAGTGGCAAACCAAAACAAAGAAGTGATATTTACCAATGTGGACTGGTTAGACAAAGAACTTGAAATGTTCACATACGAATACAACCCAAAAACAAGAAACATAAAATACAGCGCACCTAATGGATTCCATGATGATGGGGTAATGGCTACATGCCTATCATACCATTGTTACCTGCAGAATGCAAAAGGGCGATACATATTAATTTAAAAAGGTACTTATTTATGATGAAGCTATCAATACCCAATAGTTGGCAGAATATATCAATTGAGAAATTTCCATTGATATTTGATGTTATTCGTGATGACTTAGACGATAACGAAAAGAATATAAGAATATTATCTATACTATCCGATGTTAATGTAAATGAAATAAAAAAGATAAACATAGAGGGTATAAAGAAATTAATTGATAAAATTCAATTTGTATTTAAAATGGAGTTTCCAAAAGAGAAACATAAATTTAAGCACAATGGGTTAAATTGGGTAGTTAATTACGATATAACTAAAATAAGTGCAGGAGATTTTATATCATTAAGTAAGCTAACAGAAAACGAAGATGCTATAATTAATAACCTGCCACAAATAGTAGCAGTATTTATTCAGCCATTCAGGTATAAGTGGTTTAGAGTAGATGCTATTGAAATGGATTATACAGCAAAGGTTAATCATTTAAAGAGTGTAGATGTTGGAACGATATATCCGATAGCGGTTTTTTTTTGCTCAATTATCGGCAGTTTATCAATAGATATAGAGGACTATTTGGAAAAGCAAACTCAGGAGGTGAAGAAGATATTGATGAACGAACTGAACAGCAAAAGCACAATGAATACTGGGGATGGTACATAACATTGGACTTAATTTCTGATAACGATAGAACAAAATGGGATTATTACTTACAGATGAATATAGTTTCTTTTTTAAATTATTTAAGTTACTTCAAAGATAAAGGCAAATGGCAGTCGGCAAATTAAATGAAAAATCACGTAAGGAATTAGATGATTTTTTAACCGATACAGAAGATAGTATTGATACATCGTTAAATGATAGTATTAATAAGTTTTTAAAAAGAGTTAAAAAAAATATTTATAAATATGGTTTTGATGCAAGTGGTAATTTATATCAGTCTTTAAAATCATTACCTACAAAGAAACGTGATGGCTTATTAACTGCTCGTGTTGAGATAGCTGACTATTGGGAGGATTTAGAAAATGGAACTAAACCAAAAGGATATACAAAAGAAAACAGAAAACAATTACAGCCACGTATTTTAGCGTGGATAAATACAAAAGATAGTTTACTCGCAATTGCTAATGATGAAAAAGAAAAAAAGAGTTTATCCTATGCAATAGCAACTAATATATTAAAAAACGGAACAATTAAAAGATTTAATTACAGAGGTAAAAAATTCTTAACCGATGAATTACCACAATTAGAAAAAGACTTTATTGAAGAATTTTCAAAACCTGAAGAATAATGGCACTACAAATATACAATACACCTAACAGCTACGCACCAGCTTATAACCAAATGATATTTACATTAAGCAGTGATAATGTAGCACAACCTAATTTTAGATACATAGCCGATGTTTACATGAATGGGAGCAGTGAATATACACGTTTGCAATGCGCACCTAATCCAACTAACAGTAGCGGTGTTTTCGATATAAGTGGAATTGCTCAAAACTTTTTAAGTCAGGATGCTGATGACAATACAACCACTTTTAAACAATGTGGAAACTCAATAGCTTACTATCAAGTGCAGTTTGGTGAACAGTATGGTGCGAGTAGTGGAATAACTAACTACACTAACCTTACAAATAGAACAGGATATTGTTTTAATGGGATATTTGATCCATTATTATTTTTAGACTTTGCAACTAACACTTATGTTTTAAATAGTTCATCTACTCAATTCTTAACAGATAGGCCTACATTTGAAACGAGGTCAGGTGAGAAACTTATTTTAGGTTTTATGGTTAGTGCTGAAGCTGTTGCTTACAATTTAGAAATAATTAGTTACTATGACGATGGTACTATATTTAATACAGTAAGGACAACTAATCCTTACAATAGTTTATTAAATAGAGCAGATAGAAGTATTAATGTACGTGTTGACCATGACTGGTTAAGTAGTTTGGTTAATGCCGATTTATCGTTTGGTAGCACTCCAATATTTTCAGCAAGTTATGATTATTACGATGTAAGGATAAAAAGTTTAGCAGGAACAGTAGTAAGTGAAACGATTAGGATTTATCCAGGAGAAGATATTTGTACTAAGTATTCACCGATTAGATTTAAGTTTATGAATAATTATGGTAAATACGATTACTTTACTTTCACCAATGCAAAGACAAAAACAACTGCTATAAAACGTAACACATTTAAAAGTAATCCGAATGATTGGAGTGGTGTTAATTACAATTACAATCGAATGAGTAGGGGAGTTGTACAATATGAAACTATTTTAGATGATACGATTACAATTCAATCAGACTGGATAACAGAAGCTGAATCCGCATGGTTGGAACAATTAGTTACAAGTCCCGATGTTTATATTTACGAGGGTGCTAATTTAGTTTCAGTTAATATTACTGATTCAAGTTATGCGACTAAGTACGTTGCAAGTGAGCAGTTATTTAATTTAAGTGTAACATTCCAATATTCACAAAATAGAAAAAGACAAAGAAGATGATACTAACAAGAATTTACATTAATAATGAAGAGATAGATTTAAAAGACGATGTATCAATTCCTCTTAACTTCAATATTGCGGATATACGTGAACCTGAAAAGAAAAGCACTACATGGAGCAAGACTGTTGTATTACCTGGTTCTTCGTTTAACAATAATCTATTTTCAAATATATGGAATGTTAATGCAGTCATTGATAGTTCAGGCACTACTAACTTTAATCCAAACTTTAATCCGAATCTAAAAGCAAAGGCAGAAATATATTATAACAATGCTTTGCAGTTTACCGGTATTTGCCAATTGCTGAATGTAAATGTTACCGATAAATACGAAGTTGAGTATGAGGTAGCTTTCTTTGGTGAACTTCAAAACATTTATCAATTCTTTACAAATAAGTTTTTGAGGGATATAGACTTAACTCAGTACGACCATAAATACACTTTACACAATCAGTATTTAAGTTGGCTTACTGATTATACAAATGGATATGTTTATCCACATATTGATTATGGATATTCGGTAAATAGTCAGTTTAGAGTTGAGCATATTTTCCCTGCTATCTACATTAAGACTATTTTAGATAAAATGTTTAGTGAAGCTGGATATAGTTATCAGTCCAACTTCTTTGATAGTGAAATGTTCAAACATTTGATATTGCCCTATTCAGGTTTATCTACTTTAAAGCTAACAGCTGAGCAAGTAAGGGAACGAACAATGCGAGCAAGTAAGGTTTCAACTCAAAGTGTTTTAAACGATTTAGTTGCACCACAAAGTCACTTAATAAGTTTCACAGATAAAACAACACCTCCAAACTTTGATGGCGGTAATCATTGGTATGATATTAATGGCGGTGCTACATTTCAAACATTTGTAGTGCCTAAGTCAGGGACTTATAATTTAACAGCTTACATAAAAGCTAACATAACACATCAACCGAGTACAGCGACTGCAGAATTAACTCAACCACGTAGGCATGTAGGACAAATGGGTATATTTAAAAATACTACTCAAATGATTGCAGGCCGTAATTGTTGGATGAAAGCAATACCTGCAAATGCAAACATAGATGATTCATTTATGTTTACAGCATCAACAGGAACAGTTATTACAAGTGGCACAACTTCATTAGATAGCGAGGGAACATTTACACTTACTACTTATTTAGCTGAAAATGATATTTTACAATTCAAGTATTTAGAAGGCACAGGAGCGTATAACTTAACTCAATCAGGTAGTGTATTAATTGATAGTATTTATAAAAGTGGCGGTGTATTACAAACACATAATACTACTTCAAACTTTAATATGAATTTATTATCTGATTCATTTTTTTCTGTTTCATTAGCCGATACTAACATTCAAGAGGGTGATGACTTAACTCTAAATACTGTATTACCTGACAAAGTACTTCAAAGTGAGTTTTTCAATTCAATAATTAAAATGTTTAATCTATTTGTCGAAATAGATAAGACTAATCCTAACAACTTAATAATAGAGCCAAGACCTACGTTTTATAGCAGTGGAGTTACACGTGACTGGTCGGATAAATTAGACTACTCAAAGGAAACTAAAATCATTCCAATGGGTGAACTTAATAATAAGACTTACCTATTTACTTACAAATCAGATACTGACTATTTCAATAACCTTTACCAAACACGCTATGCAGAAGTTTACGGACAGCAGAAGTATGATATTGAAAACGACTTTTTAAAAGGTGAGGTTAAAACAGAAGTAATATTTAGTCCAACACCTTTGGTTAATACATTAGGGCATGATAGAGTAATTTCAAAGATATACAGCGTTGATAGTAGTGGGGCAATTAAACCAACAAACGCAAACATCAGAATACTTTACTATGGCGGTTTAAAAGATACAGCATTTCAATGGTCGCACATTGCAAGTAGTGGTACTACATTAAGGACTAACTATGCTTATGCTGGTCATTTAGACGATGTTGAAAATCCTACATTTGATTTATCATTTGGAGTGCCACGAGAAGTAAATTATACACCAACACGCTATACTGCCAACAACCTATACAATAAATATTGGAGGGATTATATTGAGCAGATTGCAGATAAAGACTCTAAGTTATTTGTTGGTTACTTTTACTTAAATGAGTTTGACATTCAAGCCTTAGATTTTAGGGATAACTTTTATTTTGAAAATGAAGTTTGGAGGTTAAATAAAATAATAGACTATGACAGAATAAACAACCAAACTACGAAATGCGAGTTTATCAAACTTAAAACATTACCACCTTACCAAGATGATAACGGAGTTGATATAAATGGCGGTTATGAAGAAATAGACAATATTAACCCTGCACCTACTTCGAGAGTTGGCACTACTTTTAATAACAACCATGTAGCAGATGGTGCAATAGTAAGTGGATTTAACAATGTAGTTAATTCAGGTAAGGGAGTTATTGTAAGCGGTAGTGATAACTATGTAGGAGATGGTGCAACAAATGTAACGATAACAAGCTCAACTGGAGTTACTATATTAGACGGAATATCAAACGTATCTGTAACGAATAGCAGTGGGCTTACAATTATTGAATCAAATATTACTTACAATAACGGAATAAAGACTAACAATAACGTATCTTATAAACAATACATTGCTTTATTAAGTCAAACAGGAATAACTGATCCAATAGTAAATGTTTTAGAAAATACATTGTCAGGTGAAATAATATGGTTAAGAACAAACACCGGTGAGTATGAGGGTGAGTTAATAGGTGAGTTTACTTTTAATAAAACAACCATAAATTGTAGTAATACACAACCTGGTGAAATTAGGACAAACAGACAAAATAGTGATAAAGTAAATATTTACACTTATGATTCAACAGGAACACCTGCGGATGCACAATTACTTTATTCAACAATAGAAATAAGAGTTTACAATTAAAAGGTACTTAATATGAAAGAATTGATTTTAAAGGTTGGTAATGATTTAAAAAAAGGTTTTAAGTCAGCGCAAGTGTTGGCAAAACTATTTAATGAAAATCAATTAAATGAAAAGATAATAAAAAAGTTAAAAGGCAATGGCTAAAAAGGTAACATTAGAAATAGATGTTGATTCAACTGGTGCTGTAAAAAATTTAAAACAAGTACAACAAGAAGCTGAAAACCTTGCTGTAAAATCAGCAGATAGTACTAAAAAAGCAAGTACATCATTTGCACAATTTGCTGGTAACTTAGTTAAATCATTAGGTGTTGTTGCTTTATTAGTTAAGGCTTTTGAAGCAATAAAAGAAGCCTTTACAGGAACACAAAGAGGTGCTGATTTGTTTAACACAGTAATGGGTACAATATCCACAATGTTAAAGGATTTTGTAAACTTTATATTTGACAACTTTGGTAAAGTAGTAGACTTTTTTAAGCAAGTATTTGAGAATCCAATTGAATCAATTAAAAAGTTAGGAGATTTAATTAAGGAAAATTTAATTGAAAGGTTTAATTCTTTACTCGACACATTTGGGTATTTAGGTGAAGCATTAAGCAAATTATTTACAGGTGATTTTTCAGGAGCGTGGGAATCAGTAAAGAAAGCAGGAAAAGAATCTATTGATATAATCACAGGAGTTAATAATACAGTTGACAAAACAGTTGAAGCAGTTACAGAAGCAGGTAAAGCTATTGCAGATTATACCAAAAAAGTATGGGATCAAAACGCTGCATTAGTTGAAGCTAAGAAACAAGCTGAAATAGCTGCAGCTTTAGCAAATAAACTTAAAGAACAAAAGGATAGAGAAGCCGAACAATTAAGGAATATAAGGGATGAAGAACGTAACTCTATTACTGAAAGAATAGAAGCGAACAATAAACTTTTAGTTGTATTAGATGACTTAGAAAAGCAATCATTAAAGTTGGCTGATATAAGATTAAGAGAGGCAAGTTTACAGTATAAGTTATCAGGTTTATCCTCTGATTATGCAAAGTTAATACAAGCTGAAGCTGAAAAGGAAGCAATAAGAGCTGCAATAGCAAGTCAACGATCAGAACAATTGCAAAATGACTTAGCATTAAATCGTGAGTATAACGATATGCTAAAATCACAAACAGAATCGACTGCAGAATTAGAAGTCGCAAATAAAAAGTTTGCAGCCGATATTATAAAAAATGATATAGAAAGAATAAAAGCACAAAGAGCAGTTTTAGATGAAGAGCGAAAAATACAACTTGAAAGATTACAAAATGAGATAAATAGGCATAAGTTAGGTACTCAAGCAAGAGTTGATGCTGAAATAGCTTACAATGCTAAAAAGTTAGAATTAGATCAAGCGGTAGTTTTAAAGGATCAAGAATTAAAAGATGCTGAAATAAAAAGACTAAATGAAATTAACACATCTAAAATAAATTTAATAACAGATTTATTTCAAAGAGAACGTGCCGCTTTAGAATTAGAATATGCAGAAAAATACAGATTAGCTTATAATGATAGTCAAAGGCTTGAAGTTTTAGAAAAAGAAAAAGCATTAAAGTTAAGAGGTATTCGACAAGCGGAAATAACCAAGTATGCTCAAATGACTTCTGATGGATTAGGTGTATTAATGCAAATTAATGATGCATTCGATAAAAAAGATGAAGCATCAGCACGTAAAAGGTTTAAACTAAATAAAGCATTAGGAATAGCACAAGCAACCATTAATACTTTTATGGCGGTTAATGCTGCATTAACTGCTGGTGGTAACCCTGCAAAGTTAGCAACTGGTATTCAATTTGTAGAAGCTGGATTAGCATTAGCTACTGGTATTGCCAATGTAATTAAAATAGAACAAACTAAATTTGAAGCGGGTTCAACAGGTTCAGCACCAAGTGGTGAAAGTAACTTAGGCGCATTTAGTCAAGGTGGTGGCGGTGGCGCTCCAGGATTAACAGCACAAAACACAGTTACACAACTTAACCCAGATGGCACAGTAGCAGGGCAAGGCAATAGAGAAATGCAACCAATGAAGGCCTATGTTGTGGAATCAGAAAGTAGAGCAGTAACAGAAAGAGTTAATAAATTAAGTAACCAATCAAAAATATAAAAATGGAAAATTTACCTATTTATAAATTAGTAATAGATGATAGTGATGAGTTAGGAGTGGATTATATCGCTTTAGTAGATAGTCCTGCCATAGAAAAAACATGGTTTGCTTTTAAAGAACATAACTTTGAAAGTTATACTGACTATCCAAAACAAGCGAGTGAAAATGCTAAGATAGCTTTAAGATATGCAGAAGAAAACGGATGGGGTGATTGCTTAGAAGCAACAGGAAAAGCAAGAGCCAATCAATTAGCAAATGGTGAAGCCATTTCACGTGATACGATTTCACGCATGGCATCATTTGAAAGGCATAGGCAAAATAGTCAAAAGGCATTAGGTGATGGATGCGGTAGGCTTGCATGGTTAGCATGGGGAGGTGATGCGGGTATTGAATGGGCGCAAAGAAAACTTGAGCAAATTGATAGACAAGAAATGGTTGTTAATCCACGTGCCGGTGAAAGTCATGATGATTTCATGTCACGTTGCATGGTAGTTGAAATTGAAGCAGGAAAAGAACCTGCACAAGCTAATGCTATTTGTCATAGTAAATGGGAAAATAAAGGAATGAATGCACAATTTAAATTCTTTGCAAATCATGAAAGACGTTTAATATCTGGTCCACTTATGATATCGGATTTGCCAATTTATCGTGCCGATGAAAGTGGTGAGTACTATGTTGTATTTGATAAAGATCAGATTGAAAAGATAGCACAGCGTTTCTTTAAAAAAGGTTACAGCCACAATGTAAACATGATGCATGATCCTGAAAGACAAGTTAATGGAGTTTATATGGTTGAATCTTTTATCATTGATAAAACACGAGGTATTAAAACACCAGAGGGATATCCAACATTAACAGAGGGTTCATGGTTTGGAACTTTTAAAGTAGATAATAACGAAGTTTGGAATGACTTTATTCGTACAGGAGTATTTAAAGGATTTAGTGTTGAGGGTGCATTTGCACATCGAAAAGTAACTGAAAAGCCGATGACTGAAATAGAAAAGATAGCAGATAGAATACAATCATTAAGACAAAAAATAAAAAATATTTAACAATAGGTACTTATTAAAAAGCAAAGCAATGGAAAATAAAAAACAAAGTTTTAAAGAAGTGTTTTCGGATATGAAAGATTTATTCAAAGATATTTTCAAAGATGAAATATTAAATCAAAAATTTGCTGACTACAAGGCAAAGGATGGTTCAATAGTAAGAACAGATACTGAAGAAATCGCAGTAGGTTCAAAGTTGCAAGTTATAACTCCCGATGGTGTTATGGATGTACCAGCAGAAGTAACTGAAATGGTTATTATGGTAGGTGAAGCAATGATGAAAATTTACGTTGAGAATGGAGTGGTAAAAGGAATGGAGCCATACATGGAAGAAGTAGAAGAAGAGATGCCACAAGAAATGGCAAATAATAAAGAAGAGTTTGAAGCAAAGTTTGCTGAGTTAAATGAAAGACTTTCAAAAATTGAATCAGCATTAGGTTTGGCTAATCAAGCAATGGAGCAAGCACAAGCTACTATCAACACTCAAAACGATTTAAACAGAAAACTATTTGCTTTAATTGAAAAGGTTGCAGGTGCTCCAAGTGTCGAACCTAAATCAACTGCAAAGGAAAACTTTAAAA